AAACCAACTAGGATCTAAAAGAGGAAATGGTGGAATGAAGTCTAATGGGAATATGAAAGCCGTAGGAGAACTAACAAAAAGAAATAAAAGAAATGTTTGGACAGTTACTACTAAACCATTTAAGGGAGCACACTTTGCTACCTTTCCTATTGATTTAATTGAGCCTTGTGTACTTGCAGGATGCCCTGAAGGTGGAACAATCTTAGACCCTTTTGGTGGATCAGGAACAACAGGAGTTGCCGCAAATAGACACAAAAGAAATGCAATCTTAATTGAGTTAAATGAAAACTATAAAGAAGTAATGCAGTTAAGGTTTAGTAAAGAAGATCCATTATTTTTGGAGACACAGTATGAGTAAACCCATTGTTGTCATCGGACCGCCAGGCACGGGCAAAACAACTTTTATTCTTAACAAGATAGAAGAGTATATTGCTGAGGGATACTCGATTGATGAGATCGGTTTTTTCTCTTTCTCAAACAAGGCGGTAGACGAAGCTAAACAGAGAGCCAGTGAGAAATTCAAAATACCTGCCTCTCAATTAGAAAGCTTTTCCACACTTCACTCTTATGCCTTGCGTCAGCTAGGTTTAAGTCGTGACTATATAATGAGTAAAAATGATTGGAGAAATGTAGAGGATGTACTTCGGATTAAAATTAATGTTAATAATGATGACGATAGTTTTTACAATAACTACGACGACAAATACATTCAGTTAATTGAAAAAGCAAAGCGAAGAGATATTGATTTACGAGATTGTTGGACAATGTTTGCAAAAGATATTATCTATCACAAACTTGAGTATATTTCTAAAGGACTAAAAGAATATAAAGAAAAAGGTTATGAAAAGTTTACTGATGGTATCACAGGTTCTTTTGTTAAAGACTCTGGTCCTAAAATGGATTTTACTGATTTGATCAGTAACTATGTAAAGCAAGATAGAGTTAAACCTTTTCGTGTTGTATTTTTTGATGAGTCACAGGACATGTCCACGATCCAATGGAAAATGGCAGAGATGATTTGGAAAGCATCAGAGGTGTCTTATATTGCGATGGATCCTAATCAGGCTATCTATACTTGGGCTGACGCTGATGTGGCAAGAGCCATTGAGGTAAAAACTCAGTCCTCTAAAACAATTGTTTTAGATCAATCAAAGAGAGTACCAAGAAAAATTTGGGAAGTTGTTAATCGTGTTGAAGAGCAGATAGTTGCCTATGATGATATTAAATGGAAACCCGCTGAGAGAGATGGGAATGTAGAATTTGTTAAAGGTATCTATCATCTTAATGTTTCTGAGGGTAGTTGGTTGGTAATGGGTAGAACAAGGACAATTAGAGAGGATTTAGAAGAAGTACTACGTAAAAAGAATGTATTTTTTCGTGTTAAAATGCGGGATAATAAGTATCGTTATTCTGTGAAAGCACAGGAAAGAAATGCTATACTAACTTGGAAAGAATTAATGAGAAGCGAAACAAATGAAGTTCCGATTAGAATGATTGATAATTTATATAAAAGCATTGGAAAAGGTTTTGTAGCGAGGGGATATAAAAAAGTAGTGTCAGAACAAAAGAAAGCTTTTCCTGATAAAAAAGTTTGTTTTAAAGAACTAAAAGAAAGCTACGGTCTGGAAGCTGAATTTGGAATTTCTTGGGTAGATGTAATGACTACCTTGAATACAGAAACAAGAGCATACTTGGAAAACCTAGAGTCAAGGGGTGAGGACATAGGCAAAGAACCAAGGATAACGCTATCCACGATCCACCAACAAAAAGGTGGTGAAGCAGATAATGTTATTGTCTCTCTTGATATAGGAAAGATGGCGTATGAAGATTACCGCACCAATCCTATTAATGAGCATCGTTTATTTTACGTTGCCTTTTCAAGAGCGAGACACAATTTATTTGTTGTCTTACCTCAATCAAGGGAGGCTTATAGAATATGAACTTAAAAGAATTAAAAGATCACGGTCTTTTAGATGATGAAATGATTAAATGGGATGGTTTTGATGACTGTGTTTTAGGTGTTGGAAGAAGATGTGGGATGGAAGACATTCTTATTTATAGTAGACAAAAAATTGCTTACAAATTAAGAGACAGGGATAAAATGACAGTAGAAGAGGCTATCGAATATATAGACTATAACATAGTGGGAGCGTTTGTCGGAGAGAGAACTCCTATGCTTTTGGAGGATTTTATATGAGTAAGCAAATAGGAATGTTTAAACCTAAATCCGAGTGGCTACCACCAATGGACTTTCCCGATATTAAAGATGCAAAAAGAATTGCCATCGATCTAGAGACAAAAGACCCTAACATCACAGAAAAGGGTGCTGGCTGGGCTACAAACGATGGACACATTATTGGAGTAGCTATCGCTGTTGATGGTTGGGAGGGTTACTATCCTGTTCGACATGAGACAGGTTTTAATCATTCTCCTGAAATAGTTTTTGATTGGTTAAATGAAATGCTATCCACTGACTGCGAGAAGATTGCCCATAATGCCTCTTATGATTTTGGTTGGTTACAGGCAGAGGGAGTTAAGTGGAATGGTCGTATTATTGATACGATGATTGCGGGACCTCTCATTGATGAAAATAGATTTAGTTATTCTTTAAATGCAATGTCTAAAGAGTATTTAGGAGAAAGTAAAAATGAGTTTTTGTTAAAAGAAACAGCGGCACAGTGGGGTGTCGATGCTAAAGCAGAGATGTATAAGATACCTGCTCAGTTCGTGGGAGAATACGCAGAGCAAGACGCGGTTCTCTGTCTTAAGCTTTGGGATAGACTGAGTGTGGAAGTCACCAAAAATAATTTAGAAACTGTTTTTAATTTAGAAACGGATCTCCTTCCTGTTCTTATGGAAATGAGAAAGAAGGGAGTGAGAGTTAATTTAGATAAATTAGGGGTAGCAGAAAAAGAGTTAATTAAAAGAGAAAATAAATTACTTAATTTTGTTCACGATAAAACAGGTGGTAAGGTAGATATTTGGGCGGCTAGATCTATCGCCTCTATCTTTGATCTTTGTAAAATTGATTATCCTAAAACGGATAAAGGTAATCCTAGTTTTACAAAAAGCTTTTTAGAAAATCATCCTCATCCTGTGCCAAAGGCAATCGTTCAAGCGAGAGAATACAACAAAGCGCGAACCACGTTTCTCCATACGATAGAAAGATATAACCACAACGGTAGAATTCATGCCAATATCAATCAACTACGAACCGAGAATGGCGGAGCGGTGACGGGGAGATTTAGTTATTCTAATCCTAACCTACAGCAGATACCTGCTCGAGATAGTAAAGAGGCAGATATTAAAATAGGAACAATGATCAGAAGTCTATTTTTACCTGAAGAGGGAGAGAAGTGGGGTTCATTTGACTATTCACAGCAGGAACCGCGTTTAGTGGTTCATTATGCTGATTTTATAGGTTTAGCTGGTTCAGAAAAGCTCGTAGGAGCTTACAGGGACGATAAAAACACTGACTTCCATACGATCATGGCGGAGATTGGAAAAATCGAACGTAAGAGCGCTAAAACCATAAATTTAGGGTTATTCTATGGAATGGGTGTTGGAAAACTAGCAGATCAGCTAGGAATTAACCCTGAGGAGGCAAAACTACTTATCACCGAATATAATGAGAGAGTTCCCTTTGTTAGGAAGTTAGCTGACCGAGTTTCAGATCACGCAGGTAAAACAGGAAAGGTAAAAACATTTTTAGGAAGACAATGTCACTTTGATTTGTGGGAACCAAAAGCGTTTGGTGCTCATCGAGCATATCCTTATGAGAAAGCAAAAGAGGAGCACGGTATTAATACACCCTTAAAAAGAGCGGGTACATATAAAGCATTGAATAGATTAATTCAGGGTAGCGCTGCCGATCAAACCAAACAGGCAATGGTGACTCTTTATAAAGAGGGTGTTATTCCAATGATACAAATTCATGATGAACTAGCTATTAGCGTTGATGGTTCGAAAGAACAGCAAGAAAAAATAATAGAGGTAATGGAAAATGCTATTGAATTAAATATTCCATCAAAGGTGGATGTAGCTGTAGGAGATAATTGGGGAGAGGCGCAGTGAGTGACAAGATAAACCCTGATTACTATAAAAGTAAAATAGAGACTGCTGATTATATAGATGCTCATGAAATGGATTATTTTCAAGGCAATGTAATTAAATATGTAACTAGATTTAAAAAAAAGAATGGATTAGAAGATTTAAAGAAAGCTCAATGGTACTTACAAAGATTAATTAAAAAATATGAGAATAGTGACGACAGTTATTAAACTAATAAATTGCAAGAGACACTAATCTAACGACCTTTTCTGAATATACACAAGTTTCCTTCCATATAATTTTGGTCATCACTATTCTTATAATTAAAATATCATACCTGTTGTGCGTAAACAACAATTCTTTTTTTCTTTCCTGTGGATTAAAAATTATTAAAAAGGAGAAAAATCATGTTTAACTTAACCAACAAAGCAAAAGATCATTTCTTGAATTTTTTTAAGAGTGATGACAAGGACCAATCAATCAAAGATTTCTGCCAAGCAGAATACAAAAAAGATTGGTATGCCGCTTATATGACATACAAAAATGAAGGTCAGTTTCCTAATTTTATTAGAAGAACTCTTTAAGTATTCGCTATAATTTCAGCAAGGGATTCACAGCGCTTCGGTGTTTGTGAATGCCATCTGGAATCTTTCATCTCGTCTGAGGCTTCCTTCCATTTACTATTCCTCATGTTTTTCCACATTTTGGAAAAGTTTCGAACCCCCTGAGTCCCTAATTGAAAAACCATTTCAACTATTACCTCACCTACGTGTTGAGGTAAATCGTGACCAATACACTCCTCAATTAGAACATCAGCTCCCGCTGCTGCTCTATTTAAATCCATTTCAAAAAGCTCATTGGCTTCCTCTTGTGTTATAGAGACTCCCTTTTGAAATCTTTTTCTTTCATGAGGTTGAACTAAATGTCCTATGGCAACAGTGAGCTTGCCTAGTGAATCCTCGTATGGCTCTAATACACAGCCTTCGTGAAGACGAATTCTATTTTTTAATGAATCAGTAATTTCAATCATTTTGCACCTATACCCCAGTGTTCTTCGTGAGGGTCTTTTTCTACCTTTCGTTTAAACATATTTATAATAATTCTTAATAATTTCATTTATTTAAGTTTATAACCTAAACCAGCGTATTTGTCTACACTTCCACCCTTTTTAAAATTCATTGATGCTCCGAAGTTTAGTCCCCCCTGACCCACTCTAGCATTTAAGTCAACAGGTTGTCCAAATATATCTACTGTATTAGAGTAACCTAATTCGGGTTTCCCTGAAAAAACATTATCAAATCTTAAATTACCTATAGGTGTTTTTATTTGAGGGTTTTTTGAAAAATTATATAAATCCATTAAAGAAGGTAATCCTGTATTTTCGGCCATAAGAACGGGTTGTCCAATTGGATTTGTTTCAGGAGGTTGATTATAAAAATCTTCTTTTTGTTTATTTTTCATTTGCTCTTCTTTAAGCATTTTCTCAAATAGGTACTTGTCTAGTATTCTTCTTTCTTGAGGAGATAGTTCAGTTCTTAAATCTGATCCAATAGTTCCCTCAGGAACAATACCAATACTCTCTAAATATATATTACCCAAGGTATTATTAGGGTCATAGTATTCAGGAAGATTTACATTTTCCCGAGGCATATTAATTAAATTAGGATTTTCTATTGTGCTTCTTTGATAAGGAAGAGATACACCAGCATTGTCTATACCAAATATTGATGGATCACTCTCATCACCAATATTCCTGCCTGATGAAGTTGGTAAGTTACCTCTTGATAATAAGAGATCCCCTAACTCTCCTTCTTCTAAATCCTGATAACCAGATGGATTTGTTGTTCGAGCTAAAAACGGAGTGTCATCTATCTGCGAAGCACTAAAAGCGCCTAAATAATTATAATATTGGTCTAAAGGATTTACATAAAATTCTTTTTCTCCACCTCCTGCTAAGTTAGAAGGAATTACACCTTCTGGTGCGTTAGCCTGAGGAATTATACTATTCATCACTTGCGTCCCAATTTTTTGATTATTAAGTGGAGCAGATACATAAGCTCCTCCTACTGCGTCTGCTCCACTTGAAAAAGGATCAGGTCTTGGAACGGTTTCTATTCCTTGACTTTCACCACTAAAGTTACTTCTAACACTATCCCAAATATCTTTAACAGCACCTGTAAAACCAAGCTTACCTGACATGGCCGCCTCTGCAACCCCACCCAACATATCTCCAGCACCTCTTACCATATCTTGAAAAAATTCTCCAAATGTTGGAGCTTGTGCTGTCAGTTCAGGCTGCATCATTGATAAAATAGTTCGACCCTGTGCATCTTTCATAGGAACATCGGCACCAGACATTTGTAAACGCATAATACCATCAGGACCCTCAAGTATTTTACCACCAGCAGATTGTCCTCCTTGATACTGTTTCGCTTTATTTAAAAATCTTTGAAAATCTGCACCTCTTGGGTATTTTTGTTGTATGTTGTAAGCTTGATCAATAAGTTTATCTTTACCACCTGCTTGGTTAAACATGATGTTTTGATCAGCTTTACTATAGTTTTTAAAAGAGTCTCCACCAGGTGTGTAACTACCACTATTACCTACATCACTAAAGCCAACTCTTTTTGGTTTTCGGTTTGCTCTATTAGCTTGAATTGTTTGCATTATTGACATTATGCTACCACCTGTGGTCTTTTAAATTTATTTGTATCTAAACTAGCGAGACCACCCTCTTTTGCATTAAAAAGAGGCATGCCAATTGACTCTAAGCTAGCCACGGTCTGCGGATTAATGGGGGAAGACAAAGGAGGGATAACGTCTACCCCCTGTCCGCGGGACACTTGAGGAGAAGGAATATTAAAGGACTGTGAATTTTGAGTATCAGGTTCCATCTCTATAAACTCTGATTCTGGTGCTTGTATTTTAGGAATAAACTCTTCTGCTTTTTTCTTAACATCATCCAAAAGTTCTTGACCGTAGTAAGATCCTGTTGTGGCAAACTCTGTTTGATAATCCATCATTGACTCTGTAAAAAATACTACATTGGCAGCCATATTTTTTGTTAAATCTTTTACTTGTTTTTCTCCTGTTTGAAGAGCAATAAAATTCTCTAAACCGTCTCTACCCTGTTTTGTTAATAATAACTTAGAGAGATAATTCATACCTCCCGCTCTCGCTACTAAACCAGGTAAATTTACAAAACCCAAAACAATATCAAGCATACTTGCCTTGGGACTTACACGACTAAAATTAGCTCTTCGAATATATTCTAAAACATCTCCTATTTCTTTTAACTCTTCCTTTGAAAATAAAATTTCTGCCTTACCTTTACCTCCACCAGCAGTTCCCTTTAAAGATTTGTTAAGATTTTGCATAAACCTAACAGGATCTAAAATATCCTTAAAAACCAAAGGATCAAATTTATTAGATTGCACCGCGCCTCGAGCTTGTCCCCCAGCTCTAGTTGCTTTAGATAGTTTTTCAGCTTCTAAGGTTAAATCTTCAATCGGTCTCAAGGATTTAATAAAAGAATCCTCTACAAGAGTAGCTTTCATTTGTTGAATGACATCATCATATCCGTTGTCCCTTAAAAACTTTAAAGCTTCCTCTGTTTCTTGAGCGCTTAACTTAGTAAATTGATTAACAATGTCATCCGCAGATTTTTTCCCTGTTTGAATAAAACCACTTAAAAAAGAATTTTCTAAAGCTGTTATTAAGTCGGAGTCTATTTTGTAATCGTCTCTTACTTTTTGTAAATTTTTTGCCACAGCGGTTTGAATGGTGTTACTCATTTGTTTTAACTGAACATTACCCAGTAAACCACTCTCAATGGTTTGATCTAAATCTTTGTTTAAAGCATCCAATAATTCTCTGGACGGTCTCTTCTGAGCAGCTGCACCTAAATCTTTGAAGACACTACCCGTTCCCGCTGCGGCTGAACTGTATTGACTAATTAAATTTTGAAATTGAAGAGCAGTTAATACACCCTCTCCCCCTGTATCATCCAGTAAAGATGCTCTAGCGTCTAATAAACTCCTGTACAGAGAGTCATCCCCTGTGCCCATTGGTTTGTATTGTGCTATTAATTCATCTAATTTAGCTACAAAGTTATTTGTATTTAATAAAGGTATCTCAGAAAAATCAACTATTTTTCCTGAGTTTTGATCTTTTAACTTAGATAAATTGGCAAACCCCTCATCAGCTCTAACTTTTCTATTTTTAATTAGATTATCTAAAATATTATTGTAAGCAGTAGAAATTTTATTTCCTAAGAGAGGACCGCCTTGTTTACCATACAGTTGTTTCATCATATTCTGTATTGCTGTAGCAGTGTTGGTTATCTGTTCAAACGCTAAATCAGCTCCCTGACCTCTCGTCAGGTAGTACCCTCTTAAAAAGTCTTCTATTTGTCTTAAAAATTTATCACCGCTTATCTCTGATAAACTAAGTGCTCCATATTTTTCTTGTAATCTTAAACCCTCTTCAAAAAATTCTCTTGCTTCACTACCTTTTTTTCCTTTAATTGTTTTAACAATATTTTTTGTAGCAAAGTTTTTTACAGGGTTAACAGTTGTAATCCAATTTAAGAAACCGTTAGCAGCCCACTGAGTAGACCCACCCAACACACCATTAGACACAACTCTAAATGCTCTTTCCTCATTAGTTAGGTTTTCTTCACCTGGTAAGGAAGAAGATATAAACTGTAAGGCTCCCTCTCCAGCAGCCATTGTTAAGGCAGCGGTTATAGGATTAGCAGTAAACATAGCGGGACCAAATTGTACTACCTCACTAGCCATTTCAATTGGCTGTATAAACATTTCTGATACATTGTCTGCTGAAAATTCAGGATTGTATGCTTCCCAGCTAGCTCCTGGTTCATCTCTAAAAACAATGTTTCCCTCATTATCGGAGAAGACATTATTTTCTCCATAAAGGTTTTTCACATAACCTATTTCACCTGCCTTACTGACTCCCTCCTTTAAATCAGCAAATAATCTATCTTTAAAAGCAACTTTGTCGCTTTTCCCTTTGGGATATATATCAGGTCCAATTTCCTCTTCTAGTTGA